GGCTGATGCATCGCAGTTCATTCGCGAGCAGTGTCCCGGATGGCGCGATATCGCATCCGCCACGTTGGAACGCATCGCCTGCGAGCTCGCCAAGGATGTGATCTCGTCCGACATGCAGACCGAGGGTGCCGGTTTCGATACGACCGGTGCCAGCAATCTCAGTCTCACGGCGGGCAGTTTCACCCAGTCCATGACGTTCTCGAACCCTCGCGGCGAATTCTATCTGTCCAAGGGGCAGAAAAAGGCGCTTGGGCTCACCGGCCAACGCTTCTACAGCATCGACCTGTCGAACGGGGAGGCGTCATGAGGGGCGAGACCGTGACAGTGGTGCGCTACACGCCCACCGGCGAGACCGACCCGGGCGGCTCGCCCGTCACGAAGGACGATATCGAATCGGTGGGCAACGTGCTCGTCTCGCCGGGTGCCATGTCGAATGCAACCGATTCGCTGCGCCCTGACGGAGTGACCGTGGCGTTCACGTGCCTGTTCCCGCGCAGCTACGCATACCGGAGCCTGCGCGGGGCGAGCATACGCATCGACGAGCATGACTACAAGGTGATCGGAGACCCGAGGCCATTAGACGGTGGCATGAAACCCACCGCATGGAACCTCACGATCGAAGTCACCGACACGAAGGGATAGGCATGAAACGAGTGAAACTCCATTATTCGGCGTTTCAGTCATACCGGCGTAACGAGGGTTCCAAGGCCGCCGTCAGCGAGGCTCGGAAGCTCGCGGCGAGGGCGAACGCCATGGGCTCGCCCACACACGCGGGCCAGCCCCTGTACACGGCGTTGGGCCCTCATGCCAACCCCAAGGGAGCCACCGCGCTCGTGCACACGGAGAACACCGCCGCGCTCATCGATAATGCCGTGCATAACACGCTCGTCAAGGCTATGGGAGGCGGTGGCTGATGGCAGTGAACGCGGAGAAACTCGTCATGGACTGGCTCAACGCGGACACGACGATCAGGGCCGAATATCCGGCGATGTTCGATGTGCCGGCCGAGTCCAGCGCCACGCATCCGATACCGTTCGTCACCGTCGAACAGGTGGGAGGCTCGGACGAACCGTTCCGCAGTCTGCCGCTTATCGCGGTGCAGGTGTGGGGCGAGTCGCGCTGGCTGGTCTCCGAGGCTGCGGCGAAACTCATACTCCCCCGCCTCAAACGTATCGTCGAACTGCCCGAGGTCGCCGATATCGACATCACCGGGCGCACGCATTTCCCCATGCCCGACGGGCGGCCCCGTTACCAAATCATTCTCCAGTTGATTATCAAATCAGACGATTAGAAAGGCTGTAAATCATGGTTAATTCCACAACCAACGATTCCACCATGGTGTCGTTGGGCAAGTTCAAGGTCGGCGGCTACGCCTACTGGGCACCCGCCGGCACCACACTGCCCACCGACTCCGCCACCGCACTGCCCGCCGAGTACAAGCTGCTCGGCTACCTGTCCGAGGACGGCCTGACCAACACGACCGACACCGACACCGCCGAGATCAAGGACGCGAACGGTGCCACCGTGATGAAGATCATCACCAGCTACGCCGAGTCCTACCAGTTCGCCCTGCTCGAAGTGCTGCGAGCCGAGGCCGCGAAGCTCCGCTATAACTCGGACGCGGTCACCGGCAACGACAAGAGCATGACCATCAAACACCAGATGCCCTCCGACGAGGACTTCGTTTTGGTGTTCGAGATCGCGATGAGCGGAGATGTGAAGGATCGTCTCGTGATCGGCAACGCGACCCGCGCCGAGTTCGGCGACCGTCAGGTGCATGCCGGCGACCCGCAGGTGTACGACATCACCGTCTCCGCCAACGACATGGGCAACGGCGTCACCGCCATCGAATACATCGGCATCGCCGCGTCCCGTAGCATTGCCGCCACCGAGGCCCTGGTCGGCAAGGTCATTGATCCGGTCAACGGCGACGAGACCGCCGAAACCGGCGAAGGGACCCAGGCCGCCGAATAACGGTTCTTCCCGCGTCATGCGTTCGACGACTTCCCCGTGACGCGGGAACCCTCATTTTTTCAACCCTCGAAGTCGTCCATGGTTTTTTTGGAGAAGTCATTATGTCACGAAACCGTCATCATCGTTACGGTAATACCGCCAGCAACAACGTCCCCGGCAACCGTCCGCAGGATCATAGGCCCGCGCAGGGCAAGCCGCGCACCGTCACCGTCAAGGGCATCTCCCTGACCATCGACCCGAAGGTGCTGGACGATTGGGAGTTCGTGGAATCTCTCTATGACCTTCAGGCCGACCCGAAGGGCAACGCCTTGCAGATCATCCCGTTCCTGCGCCGACTTCTCGGCGACTCATACGGCAAGGCCAAGAACGAATTACGAGGCGCTGACGGTCGTATCGACGGCGAAACCATGGGAGCCTTCCTGAACGAACTGTTCGAGGAGATGGGCAAGGCTTTCCCAAACTCATGACGCTCGTGCTCCTGCTCGTCCGCTGCCCAAACCAACTGGCGGCGGACATGAGAGGGGAGTACGGGCTTGCCATCCATGATCTGCCGCCAATGCAGGTAGCGCTATTGGCCGTGAATCTGCCGGACGGTTCGCTGGTCTGGCAGGAGTTGAACACGGCGCGAGCGTGGACGTTCGACCAGTATCTCGCCGTGCTGCGCATCGAACAGATGAACCTGTGGATGTGGGCCAACACTGATCCGAAAAAACGTGGCCCGCGACCATGTCCGCTGCCACGGCCGGGGAAGCCCGAAGTCAAGCAGGAGACTGCTCCCGAGCCGCACAACGAGGGCGGGGGCACGGTGCGGCGAACGCGCACCATCAAAGCGGTGGGCATGAGCGTCGAACAGCTCGACCGATTCATGAGCCAACGGTTCACGACCGTGAACCGTGTGGAGAACCGGCCGCAGACCGGACAACCATAGCCAAACAGAGGAAGGCGAAACAATGACATATAATCTCGCCACCGCATTCGTGCCCATCGTCCCCTCGATGGAAGGCGTCGGCAAGGCCATCGAAAAGGCGTTCGGCGACGTATCCCAGAACGCGGGAAGCAAGGGCGGCGTGAATGCCGGCAAGGGTTTCGCATCCGGCCTGCTCGCCAAAGGCGGCATCATCGGTGCAGCTGCTGCCGTCACGACCAAGGCCATGAGCGTCATCTCAGGCAGCATCGGAAACGCGGTCAGCCGCGCCGACCAGATGAACAACTTCCCGAAGGTCATGAAGAACCTCGGGTACAGTTCGCAGGACGCGGCCGCATCCATCAAGAAGATTTCGAACGCCTTGGACGGTCTGCCGACCACGAGCTCGGCCATGACCGGCATGGTGCAGCAGCTTGCACCGTTGACCTCGAATCTTGACGAGGCCACGAACATCGCCCTCGCGTTCAACAATGCGATGCTTGCGGGCGGCGCTTCGACCATGGAGCAGGAGAACGCGCTCACCCAGTACACGCAGATGCTGAGCGCCGGCAAGGTCGATATGCAGGCATGGCGTTCGATTCAGGCCGCGATGCCCGGCCAGCTCAATCAGGTCGCCGAGGCCATGCTGGGCGCAGGGAAGAACTCAAACGACCTGTATGAGGCCATGAAAAACGGGTCAATCAGTTTCGATGATTTCAACAAGAAGGTCATGGAACTGAACCAGAACGGTTTCGGCAAATACGCCTCGTTCGCCCAGCAGGCCAAGGACGCGACTCAGGGCATCGGCACGGCCATGGAGAACGTGCAAAACCGTGTCGCCAAGGCCGTGCAGAAGGTCATCGAAGCGGTCGGCGTGGAGAACATCGCCGGGGCGATCAACGGTTTCAGCTCCCAGTTCGGCAAAATCGGCGACGCGGCGGCGGGCATGGTCACCGGCGTGAAAGGCTGGTTCGGCAAGGCGGCGCAGGCCGCGCAGCCGCTTGTGTCGATCTGGCAGTCCGATTTCGGCCAGCTCGGAGTGTATCTGAAAGGTCTGGCGTCGAACGCGCAGGCGTTCGGCGGGAGTCTGCTCGATGTCGTCACGAATGGCGGGGGCTTGCAGAACTTCCTCACGGGATTGAACAACATCATCTCACCTCTCGTCAACTGGTGGATCACGCTTACCCGCAACGTGAGCATCTTCATCGGCACGCTTTCCGACAGCGGCGGAGTGCAGGCGTTCCTCGCGTCGCTCAGCGAACTCTGGAAGGGGCTCACGCAGCTCGGTCAGGGATTGGCAGACGCAGTAACCGGTTTCCTTGCGGTCGGTCAGAACGGTGGCGTCGCAGCCTCCATCGGCCAGCTTGTGGGCGACGCCTTCAACGCCGCCGCGCCGTTGGTCAAATCCCTCGGCTCCGCCTTGCAGTCGGTCGGTGATTGGGCGAGCGAACACGGCGATGCGATACGAACCGTCATCGCTGGCATCGCAGGTGGTTTCGCAGCGTTCAAGACGGCGAGCCTCATATCCGCAGCCGTCACCGCATTGAAATCGTTCGACGTGGCGGCGAAGATCGCCGCAGCCGGACAATGGGTTCTCAACGCGGCAATGAACGCAAACCCAATTGTTCTCGTTGTCACCGCGATAGGCGCGCTCGTGGCCGCGCTCGTCTGGTTCTTCACGCAGACCGAGACGGGCCGCAAGGCGTGGGCCTCGTTCACCTCGTTCCTCTCCTCCGCATGGCAGTCGGTGGTTTCGTTCGTCACGAGTCTCGGCCAGAACATCGCCAACTTCTTCACGCAGACAATCCCGAACGCGATCCAGTCTGTCATTCAATGGTTCCAGCAACTGCCTTCCGCGATCGGGACGGCGTTGTCGAACCTGATTACGTCGATTGGCACGTGGGCGGTGAGCTTCGGCCAGTCGGCGTTGCAGGCGGGACAGCAGTTCGTCTCGAACATAGCGAACTTCCTCACGAATCTTCCGGCGACGATAGCCTACTGGCTCGCCTATGGCATCACGTTCGTGGTGCTGTGGGCCGCGCAGCTCGGCTCTCAGGCGATTTCTGCGGGCCAGCAGTTTCTCGCGAACCTCGGCACGTTCTTTGTGCAACTGCCGGGCAATATCTGGAACTGGCTGACCTCCACGGTTGCGTCGGTGGCGAGCTGGGCCGCGCAGATGGGTGCCAACGCGCTTTCCGCAGGCTCCCGGTTCCTCAGCAACGTGGGCACGTTCATCTCCCAGCTTCCGGCGAACGTCGGCTCGTGGCTGAGCGGGGCCGTAAGCGCCGCAGCCAGCTTCGTCGGCCGGATGGCGTCGAACGCGGTCAACGCCGGTTCACGGTTCCTTTCGTCCATCGGCTCCTACATCTCGCAGGTGCCCGGACGCATCGGTGCCGGGCTTTCCGGCGCGATAAGCGCGGTCGGCTCGTTCGCCAGCAGCATGGCATCCGGCGCGCTTCGCGCGGGCCAGCAGTTCCTGAGCAATCTGGTCAACACGCTTGCATCCATACCGGGACGCATGGTGTCCATCGGCTCGCAGATCGTGCATGGCATTATCAGCGGCATCACGGGCAGCATCGGCAAAGTTGGCAGCGCCATTCTCGGCGGCGTGAAAGATGCCATCTCCGGCGTGAAGAACTTTCTCGGCATCCACTCGCCGTCACGCTTGTTCCGCGACCAGATAGGTCGGAACATCGGTCTCGGTCTCGCCCAGGGCATCAGCAACAGCCAAGCCGCCGTCATGTCCAGCATGAACGGCATGGCCTCGGACATCGCCTCCACACGGTTCACGACTCCCGATGTAGCCACCGGCTACGGTCTGAGCCCGACCAGAGCCTCCGTCTCGACTGGCGGCGAACCGTTATCTGGCGAACTGCTCGGCGAACTCCTGTCGGAACTGCGCGCGCTGCACGCGGATATGCCACTGATTATGGAGAAACTTGGCATCGAAGTCGATGGTCGTGAACTCGGAAGGGTGATACGAAATGCGATCGCTTAGTTATGTGTGCGCCTCGACCGGTGAGACGATCCCACTGGAAGGGCCCGATATCTGGGCTCAGACGGCGGAGGGGCTGCGCGGCCGCGAATGGTCGTACACCCTCGGATACCGGAGTCTAACCGGAGTAAGTCGCACGGCGCGCGAGGCCGAGCTTGACCTAACCTATGTCCGCTGCCCCGAGAAGGTGGATTCGACTCGCCGCCTGTTCGACGCGGACGTGGCCGCCGGAACGCCCGGCACGTTCGACGCGGACGGGTGGACGACTCGCGCCTACGTGGTCAAGGCGGAACCGCAGACCATCACGCCGGCGATAATCCAACAGAAGCTCACCGTCGTCCTGTTGGACGGCATCTGGCGCAAGGCCGGAGCCGTGCAGCACTTCTGGTCGGACGCGCTGCAACCCGGCCTCGACCTCGACTATCCGCACGATTACCCGCATGATTATCTGATGACCACTCGAAACGCTACCGCGAACAATCCCATGCCTACGGCCATGCCGTTCAAGATGGTGATATACGGGCCCGTGTCGAACCCGCAGCTCACGTTGGGAGGCAACCGGTACGCGCTCAACATGGAGATTCCGTCCGGCTCCTACGTGACCGTCACTTCGATTGCAGGCCGTCGCACCATCGTCATGACCGCTGAGAACGGAGACAAAACCAACGTGTTCGACAAAGGCCGGCGCGGAACCGGGCTCAACGGCGGCGAATACATATTCCAGCCAATTCCGCCCGGCGACAGCACCGTGGAGTGGAATGGCTTCGGTGTTGATCTGACCGTCTACGCGGAGGAAAGCGAACCGCCATGGCCGAACTGATTATCACCGACGCGCAAGGCGTCGACCGTGAAAGCGTCGCTGACTACAAGCTGGACTCCGCATGGGGTTCTGACGAAAACGATTTCGAGCTCACCGTTAGCGGCAGACTCATCGAATCCGGCAGCTACGTCTACCTTGACGGCGGCGAGTGCGGCGGCGTGGTGGACGCGCTGAAGGACTCTCTGAAACGTGGTGAATCCACCCTCACCTATTCCGGCCGCACATGGCACGGCATGCTGGCTAATAAGATTCTCGCCCCCGACTCAGGCAAGGATTATCTGACGGTTTCCGGTTCAGCGTCCTCGGTCATCGGCTCGCTCATCAGCCGCGTGGGATTGGATGCCGTGTTCGAGGCGGTGGATTCGCCTACTGCCGGCGCGCAGACCATCAAAAGCTACCAGTTCGACCGTTACGTGGATGCGTATACCGGTTTGCGGAAGATGTGCGCAGCCAACGGACTGAAACTCAAGCTCGCCTATGCGTCCGGTCAGGTCAACATCTGGGCGGAACCCATCGCGCATTACGGCGACTCGATTGATTCGGACTTGATTGATTTCGACGCGACGCGCACGTGGCGCAAGCCGAACCACATGATCGGCCTGGGCAAGGGCGATTTGGCCGCGAGAACCGTCGTCCACTGGTATGCGGACGCCAAAGGCAATGTCAGCCAATCCCAATCGCTCAAGGGCGTGGACGAGATAACGCAGGTCTACGACTACAGCTCGGCCGAGGCGAACGAACTGAACCAGAAGACACGTGAGAAGCTGCAGGAACTGCAATCCGAGGGTGATGTGAAGGTCACGGTCCGTGATGACGCGAACGTGGTGTTCGACGTGGGCGACACCGTGACGGCGCGCGACAATCTCACCGGCATCACCGTCAACGCCTCTATCACCAAGAAAATCGTCAAGGTCTCCGACGGCGTCCTGTCCGTCGATTACGAGGCCGAATAAGGAAGGGAGCCATCATGGCGCGTATCGACAACGCGACGGTCATGCAATGCGACCGTTGCGGCAGAAACAAGTGGTACAAGGACGCGACCGACCCGGATATCAAGACGTGGTACAACGTCAACCGGCTGGACTCCACCGGCACGGGCCACGACTACCTGTTCTGCGACCAGGATTACAAGGAATACGCGAACAAGCTCAAGGACTTTGATAACAGCTTCGACAGTTGGATGCAGAACGGAGGCAAGCAGAATGGCTGAACTCGTAACAGGACACGCGGGCAAGGCGCACGTCACCCCGGAGCAGGCCGCGGGATTGAACGCCGGCATCCTCGGCCTCGACGATTATGTCCTGAACGTGCACGACAAGTTCAAAATCACGGTAGTCAGCGCGAACAAGGTGACCATCGGCACGGGCGAGCTCGTCATGCAGGGCCGACACGTCAGTCAGGGCACTCCCGAAGACCTCATCATCACGAACGGCTCACAGGGCATGAAACGCAACGATCTGGTCGTATGCCGGTACACGAAAGGCAGTCAGTCAATCGAGTCGGCGCGACTGCTCGTGGTCAAGGGCACGCCCACCACGGGCACGCCCACGGACCCCACGATCAACACGACCAGCCCGTTGGACGGCGGCACCACCTACGACATGCCCCTCTACAGGATTCCGCTCGACGGCATCACCATCGGCACACCAGTCGCATTATTCAACGTCCTGAAGCCGATGAGCGACGTGTGGGATTCCCTAACCCAGACGCCTCTCATCGCGAAATTCAAGTGGCAGAACACGGCGTCGTTCGTGCCGGACAGTTACGGCGGCGGCATGAGGATCATCGTGGACCGGCGCAACCGGCTCCTGCATGTGGACCTGAGCGGTTTCCGCAGCAAGGTCACAGTCGGCAACTTCCCGGTGTTCCAGTATGCGTCCGGCCCGCGGCCGTCCAAGACAATCAACCTTGGTTGCCTGTGGTCGATCCCGAACGACAATTACGGCAAACAGGCGACGTGGGGCACGGACGGCACCATCACGGTGATCGGAGGACTGGCGAATGGTGAACGGTGCATACACACGCCCCGCACGCTACCCATCCCCGACGGGGTCACGTTCGCCTAGGAGCGGTTCCACACGGTAATCCAGCAGCCGGAGACGCCGATGAATCGGCCGACATTACCGGTGCCGTTCAACCGCATGCTGCCGTCGGGACTCACGACAAGGTAGAATGTGGCGTCGCCGCCGTTGTCGGAGCCGTGCAGCACCGCGTTAGCGCCGTCCGCCGGACGGAATCCCTCGGGAATCTTCTCGTTGACCGCCACGTTGCCGGCGCTCTTGAAACTACCGGTGAGCGTGATGTACGCGTTCGCGACGACCACGCACCCTACCTTGGTCAGGGTGATGGTCCTGTCGCTGTACGGCATCTTGAGCTGCCCCGTCTCAAACTGGGTTAGGGAATCCCACAGGCTATCAAGGCTCGCTCGAAGAGGCGCTGTGCGTCACGCAGGGCTGAGATGTCCGGTTTGAGGTAATACTTTGCGGTGGTTTTGATGTCGCTGTGTCCGAGCATTTTGCTCACGATGGCGATATCGGCTCCCGCCGCCAGCGTGTTCGTCGCCCACGAGTGGCGTAGGTTCCTCGCGGGCACGTGCGGTAGATTATGCCGCTTGCACCATGACACGTAGGCTCTCGCGACCTGCGGGGGCGTGCGCTCGCCGATAAGCCGACCACCGTCGCGCGGTTTGAGCTCGCGCAACCGTTTGACCGCGAAACGCGGCAACGGCAACGTTCGGCGGCTCAGCTCTGTCTTCGGCTCGACGACGACATCGTGGCCTTTGACCCATTGCAGGCCGCGCTCCACGTGCAGGACGCCACGGCGCAGGTCAAGGTCGGCCCATTCGAGTCCCAGTCCCTCCTCGGTGCGCAATCCGCATGATGCGGCGCAGATCAGCCATGCCTCCAAGTCATGCCCGTAGAAGCCGCGCAGCATGTCGCGCGTCTGCCGCGTGGTCAGCAGCCGCGGCTCGTAACGGCGGCGTTGAGGCAGCCGGATGTCACGTCTCGTGATGTCCACGTCCAGCAGGTTCCAGCGTATCGCCTTCCTGAGCATGGCGCGTAGGACTGCCCATGCTTTGCGGGCGGCTCCCGGCTCGTCGAATCGGGCCAGCCACTTGTCCACGAGCTCCACGCTGATCGCGCCCAGATCCATGCCACCGAAAACCGGCATGACATGCAACCGCCATGCGCTCTCGTAGCCGACCCACGTGGACTCGCGCAGATTATCGACGCAATACGGCCAAAACCGGTCGTTCCAAAACTCTTGCAACAACATCTCTCAACCTCCAAAATCCCACACGCATAACGGCCTCATGGAACGGCCGCACCGTGTGGGATTCCCGTTTTTTAGCAGAAAGAAGGCATGATGCCACCATTCCAGGAATTGTTCGCGAGCCAGGAGTTCTGGACGTCGATCATCCTCGCGCTCATCGGCGGCGGCGGTGTCGGCGGTCTTGTGGGAGCGTGGAGCAACCGCAGGAAGACGGAGGCCGACATAGACGGCATCACCGCGGACGCCGCCGACAAGGCCGTGAAGATCCTCACGCAGAGCATCATCGACCCGCTGCAGGAGCAGGTCGCCTATCAGGAGGAGCAGATCAGGCATCTGGAGCGGGTGCAGCACAAGTATTTCACGGCGGTGGGGTACACGCGCCGCCTGTTCCACTGGCTGCAGGATTTCTGCGAGCTGGTCAAACCGGATTTCCTCGTCCGGCATCCCAAGCCGTCGTTGCCGGATGAGCTGCGCGCGGACATCGCGCCCGAAACCATGTCCACCACCGATAGCCAACCAAAGGAGCGGCACAATGACAACGATTAATCTGAGCGTCAAGCGACCGAAGGCTGACGGGAGCCTCGACCCGGTGAGGGGTTCCGCCGAGTTCTCGCCGGTGCGCCGCCGATTCGACGCCCCGGCCTGTTCTCGTTCGTCATGCGCAACTTCGCGCCATGGGACGCGGCCATGAACGGCAACCCCGCCAACCCCGTGCTCACGGCGCACCTCACGGCCGGCAGCTACACGCTCAAAATCCGCGCCAGTTCCGGCAAAACCTACGCGAACGCCCATCTGGGCGCCCGACTCTATAAAACCAACTAAAGCCCCACACCCCGTGGGGCTTCTTCATGTAAGGAGAACCATCATGGCAAACACGCCAAACCAGCCCGACCACAAGGCCGTCAGCCCGTCGATTCCCGGCCTGACCGTGGAACGCACCAAGGCAATCGTCCTGCTGATCGTCCAGCTCTTCAGTGTCGCGCAGACCGGCCTGAGCATCGCCGGCATCAGCCAGCTGCCGTTCACGTCGGATCAGGTGAGCACCGCGATCACCGGCGTCATCGCCGTCATCGCATCCGTCTGGGCGTGGTGGCGCAACAACAACGTCACCACGGCCGCCGTGCAGGGACAGCAGCTCACCAACGCGCTCAAAGCCAACATCGTCGCCACCACTACCGACACCACAGGCGAGGCCACGCAGGTGGCGCACGCCGTGTCCGACTCCAAGGGAGCCGACGCGACCGCCGACGTGGCACCCATCGAGGAGGTGACCTATGGCGACGGCGAGTGATGTCCTCAGGATCGCGGCGGGCGAAATCGGCTACAGCCGCTGGACCGACCCGCAGCCCGGCACCAGATACGGCCGCTGGTACGCGCAATCCCACGGCTCCTACTACGGCGCGTCGGGAGTCCCGTTCTGCGCCATGTTCGTGTCATGGGTCATGAGCAGGGCGGGCCAGCCGTTCCCCGGACTGCCCGCCGCCTACGTGCCCTACGTGCTGTCAGCCGGACGCTCCCGCGCGGTCAGCACGCGCAGCGCCCGCCCGGGCGACCTCGTGATCTTCAACTGGGACGGCGGCGTGGTCGACCACATCGGCTTCGTGGAGGCCAACCACGGCTCGTACATCCAGACCATCGAGGGCAACACCAACAACGGGCGCGTAGCCCGCCGCACCCGCGCATGGAACACGGTCGCGGCCATCCTGCGCCCCGCCTACAACGGCAGCGCCACGTCGTCGGGCGGCGGCTCCGCAAG